GCGCGCGCCGAGTGGTTCCTGAACCGCCTGCTCGGCAAGGTGACCGACAAGGTCGAGGTGTCGCAGCCGAAGCCGTTCGTCATTCAGCGGTCTGATGGCTCTGAGACGTTGCTTGGCGCCGCGCCCCCCAAAGACGAGGAGTGACGCCATGGGCCTCGGCCCGAGTGTCGTGGAAGTGCTGGTCGAGCTGACCGCGGTGGTCACCAGGAGCGCGGCGGCGGTGCTCGCGGTGCTGGAGAAGATCGAGGCGAACACGCGGGGCAAGAAGGACAAATGACGAGACTGTTCGAGGCAAAGCCGTACATCGTGGCCGAGGTCGGCAGCAATTGGGCGAGCCGCGAGGACGCGGTGGCCAGCATCGGCGCGGCCAAGGCGGCGGGCGCGGATTGCGTGAAGTTCCAGGCGTTCGATTGGGAATCGCTCTACGGACCCAACGAAGAAAAGCGGCGGCTAGAAGAGATCGCGGATTTGCCTGGCTGTCCGACGCGTCCGTTACGCCTGCCCCTAGCCTGGCTCCCAGCCCTCAAGGAAAAGGCGCACGCCTGCGGCATCGACTTCGCGTGCACCGCGTTCAGCCCGGAGCTGGTCGCCGCGGTAGACCCGTTCGTCCCCTGGCACAAGGTCGCGAGTAGCGATGCGACGTGGCCGCAGCTGCTAGAGGCGGTGGCGGCAACCGGCAAACCCATCGTTCTGAGCGTCGGCGCGAAGAGCAGAGGCGACATTGCTGCAACGCTTCAAACACTGGGCGGCCCGGCTAAGGCGCGTACCGTGCTCATGTACTGCGTGTCGGCTTACCCGGCTCGCACAATCGACCTACGAGTTATGGCAGAACTCAACGTCTACGGCCTCCGCGTCGGATTCTCCGACCATTCAACTGACATCGTTGGTCACCCTGTGGCGGCAGCTCGACAAGGAGCCGTCGTCATCGAAAAGCACTTCACGGCATTCCCGGAGTTAGACACGCCGGATCGGCCGCACTCGTTGACCGCCGATGAGTTCCAGACCATGGTCGAGAACATCCGCGGCACGCGTCGGCATGCGATCGGTCCGACCCCGGAAGAGCGCGACATGCTCCTGAAGTATAACCGCCGCCTCCTTGCCACCAGGGACATCGCGGCGGGCGATGTCTTCACCTATGGGCATAACTTCGGCGCGTATCGCTCGCTCGTCGAAGACACGCGCGGTTTCTCGCCGTTCATGTGGCGGCACGTCGAGGGCGGGATTGCGCTGGCGCCGATCGAACGCGGCGAGGCGATCGGCCCCGGTGACTTCTCGCAGGGCAATGCGTGCGGCAAGACACCGCGGCATCTGTGGCCGGAGGAATACCGATGACCACCCAACTCACCAACATCGACCACGAGCTCACCGGCCTCCGCGCGAAACTCCGCTGGGATCACATTGCCGAGTTCACGCGGGAAGCCATCAAGGCGCGGATTGCGGAGCTGGAAGCGAAGCGTAAGCAGGTGATGGAGCAAGGCGCCTGATCTTCAAGCCGCACAGTGAGAAGCAAGAGCGCGCGGTCTTCAGCGACCGCCGCATCACGCTTTGCGGCGCAGGCATCCAGTGGGGCAAGTCGCGTGTCGGCGCGGTGCGCATGAAGATAGCCCTGCACACGCACACGGCAGCCGATGACACCTTCATCATTGCGGCGCCTACGTACAAGATCATGGCGCAGTCGACCCTCCCAGCCTTCAAGGCCATAATGGCCGACTACTGGGAAGGCAACTTCAACGCGGGCGCCATGGAGTTCCGCATGCCGGGCGGCGGCACGCTGTACTTCCGCACCGGCACCGACCCCGACAGCGTCGTCGGCATGACGAACGTGCGCCACGTCTGGGGCGACGAGGCCGGCAAGTTCTCGCTGTACTTCTGGGAAAACCTGCAGGCGCGTGCATCCTTCAAAGAAGCGCCGATCACGCTGACGACCTCGCCCTACTCTCTCAACTGGATCTACAAGGAAATCATTCGCCCGCTGAAGCGGAAGCCCGACTCGCTGCCCGACGTGCTCTACGTCAAGGCCCGCAGCGACGAGAACCCGTACTTCCCGCGCGCCGAGTACGAGCGCAAGCGCTCGACCATGGACCCGCGCCGCTTCCAAATGATGTACGGCGGCGAGTTCGACAAGATGGAGGGCCTCGTCTACCAGTGCTTCGACGAGGTCGAGAACGTGGTCGAGCCGTTCGCCCTGCCGAGCGGTACGCGCGTCGTCGCGGGCGTCGACTGGGGCTACAGCCATCCCTTCGTCATCGTCGTGCGCGCGATCACGCCGGACGGCCACCACTTCCAAGTCGCCGAGTTCTACAAGACGCAGCTGACGATCGACCGGAAGATCGAGGCGGCGAAGCGCTTGCAAGCCGTCTGGAACATCGAGCGGTTTTACTGCGACCCGGCGAACCCGGACGACATTCGCTCATTCAACGAGGCGAAGCTGCCCGCCGAGGGCGCGAACAACTCGCTGCAGGGCATCGAGAAGCACTACGAGCTGATCAAGACGCGGCGCTACAAGATGTTCCGCGGGGCGAACCCGCACACGGAAGACGAGTACGAGGCGTATCACTGGCCGGAAGACGATGCCGACATCAACCCGGATAAGGACGTGAAGGAACCGACGCCCGTCGACCAGGACAACCACGCGATGGACGCAAACCGCTACGCCACGGTCATGACATGGCAGGGCAGCAAGCGCCACATTGCCCGCGTGCCCGCAGCAGAAGAGCAACGGCAAGAGACGCAGCATGCGCGCATAGAACGGCTCAAGCGCCCGCTGCGCGTGAGCGGCAGCACGGAGAACTGGTAGATGCCCCCAATTTACGATTACGAGTGCCAGACCGGCCACCGCTTCGAGGTCATCAAGCCGATGTCCCAGTCGCAGACGAGCGAGGCATGCCGCGAGTGCGGCGCGCTCGGTCGCAAGCTGCCGACGCGCTTTGCGTTCAGCGGCGCCGGCGACTGGAACAAGATCGAGATGAACCACGGCCTAGGCGTGGCATGCACTCCCAAGCAAGCCGAGAAGATCGCGAAAAACCGCGGGCTCGTGCCCGTAGGCAACGAGTCGGCCGAGTCGATGCACAAGCATTTCGATGCGGTGCGCGAGGAGCGCCGTGAACAGCGGTACAATGACGCTGCCAACCTGAAGTAAGGAGCCCATCGTGGCCGAAGCGTCGACCATGCTCGCGGAGCACCAAGCCCCCGAGAAGGAACCCGGTAAGAGCGCCGAGCAGTACAACCCCAGCCCGGAGGAGCGCAAGCTCATCCAGTTGGTCGACGACGTGCTCGGCAAGAACAAGAAGCACCGGCGGACCTACGACCACAACTGGCTCGAAGACTACCGGATGTTCCGCGGGCGCCAGTGGAAGGAGCAGCGGCCGTCCTACCGGCATAGCGAGGTTCTGAACTACATCTTCCGCAGCATCCAGTCGACCGTGCCCATCCAGGTCGACGCGCGACCCCGCTTCGAGTACCTGCCGCAGGAGCCGGGAGACGCCGAGGTCGCCGAGATCATCAACGAGGTAGCGGAAGCCGACTGGGTCCGCCACAACTGGGGCGAGCAGCTCCTCGAGGTCGTCTACGACTCGAACATCTACGGCACGGGCCTCAGCGAGATGGAGGGCGAGCCGAACCGGATCAACTACGAATCTCGCGACCCGGTCTACTGCTTCCCGGCGCCCGAGGCGCGCGACACCAACCGCGGGTGTCCCACCTTCGTCTACGCGGAACCCAAGGACCTTGGCTGGATCAAGCGGAAGCACCCGGACAAGGCGAAGTTCCTCAAGGCCGATGTCGCCCAGCTGATCACGAGCGAGCGCTCGCAGAATGACGTGCGTTTCCGCTCGCCGGCCGATCGCAACCAGGTCATGGAAGGGTCTACCCCTACCGACCCGGCCAACAAGGACCTAGCCCTCTACAAGGTCCTGTACCTGACGCCCGAGTACTGCGCCGAGGACTTCGACGAGGAAGAGCGTCCGGTCATCGACGAGGCGACCGGCGAGCCTCGTGTACGGGAAGACGGCAGCCGCGAGGTCGAATACGTCCAGAAGGCCAAGTACCCGAACGGTCGCCGTATCATCACGTGCGCGGGCGTGCTGCTAGACGACGGGCCGATTCCCTACGATGACGGAGAGATCCCGTTCGACCGCTACGTGAACTACCTGCTCCCGCGCGAATTCTGGGGCATGAGCGAGGTCGAGCAGCTCAAGGGCCCGCAGCGGATGATCAACAAGATCTATTCCTTCGCGCTCGACGTGCTGACCCTGATGGGCAACCCCATTTGGATGGTGCCGAGCTCGAGCGGCGTCGACCCGGACAGCCTGACGAACCGACCGGGCCTCAATGTCGAGTACGACGGGGAAAACTCGCCGCAAAGGGTCGAGGGGGTTTCCCTGCAGCCCTTCGTCCTCCAGATGTTCGACAAGCTTGGCGAGGTTTTCGACAGCATCAGCGGTAGCCAGGACGTTACTCGGGGCGTCCAGCCGACCGGCGTCACGGCCGCCTCCGCCATCTCCAGCCTGCAGGAAGCGGCACACACCCGCATCCGCCAGAAGGCGCGAAACCTCGACTTCTACCTGCAGGGCGTCGGGCAGAAATACCTGTCGCGGCTCTTCCAGTTCATGTCGGCGCCGCAAGTCTACCGGTTGACCGGCAAGGACGGTGCCGCGCGCTACTTCCGCATGCAGGTCGAGCCGACTGAGGGACAGAACGGCGTGCCCGGCAAAAAGGTGCGCGTTACCCCGTACACCGACGAGGGCAAAGAAGACGTTACCGGCATGCGGGAATACGAGATCCGCGGGAAGTTCGACGTGCGCGTCGTGACCGGCTCGAGCCTGCCGTTCGCGAAGGCCGAGAAGGAAGGGAAACTCCTCAAGTTCTTCGAGCTCGGCATCATCGACGAAGAAGAAGTGCTCAAAGGCTCGGACTATCCCAATTGGGAAGCCGTGCTGCAGCGCATCGAGGAGAAGAAGGCCGCCCAGGCGCAAGCCGAGGCAGCCGCCGCGCCACCGCCTAAAGGTGCCGCCTGAGTTTCCGAAAACTGGTGAACTCTTGAGCAGCGTCGTATATTACTAGCAGACGCACTTCAAAACTTATCCCGCGCCTAACTTATCCGGCCTCAACTTATTAGCGTCTGACCCCGGATAAAAACCGTGCGCGAAGGTATGCCGCCTGCTCAAGGCGCGGCGCCTGGCAATGCTCCTGCTCCCGCCGAAGGCGGCGAGCAAGGTGGTGCCGGCGGCCCGCAGGAAATCATCGTCGACATCGACAAGCGCCTTGGCGCGCTCGCCGAAGCTGCCAGCAACCCTGCAGCGAAGGCCGTGATCGAAGAAATCCGCGACTTCTTCCAGGCCAAGATGGAAGAGCTGCTGAGCGGCGGCGGCCCCGAGCCTGCCGGCGGCCCGACGACGCCCGAGCAAGGCGGCGCGGCAAACGTGCGTCCGGCGGGGCCGTGACGCATGGACGATATCGATACCCAAGAGCTACTCGATAGCATCGAGAAGCCGGCGGAAGATCGGCCGATGGGCGGGGAAACCGCGCCCGAGCCGGAAACCCCCGCTGCTCCTGAGCCGCCGGCTTGGAAGGGCGACGAGTGGGCCTTCGACTTCAACGGCAAGCGCGTAGTGCCGACGAGCGTCGACCAGCTCCGCGTCTGGGCGAGCCAGGGGCACAACTACTCCCAGCGCGCGGCCGAGCTGAACAAGCGCGAAGCGTCCTTCAAGGATCTCGAGGGCAAGTACAAGCCCTACGCCGAGGTCGACGACTACGCGACGAAGAATCCGGAATGGTGGCAGCACGTCCAGGAGTCCTACGCCAAGCGCGGCCAGGAAGTACCCGACCAGGTCAACCAGCTGCCGCCCGAGCTCCAGGCAGCGCTCAAGCCGTTCCAGGAGAAGCTGTCGCAAGTCGACGCCTTCCTGCAGCAACAGCAGCAAGCGCGCGAAGCCGAGCAGCAGGAAGCACTACTCAAAGAGCAGACGCGCCAAGACGAGGCGCTTTCAACGGCCATTGAGGAGATCCGGGCGAAACACCCGAACATCGATCTCAATGCTAGGGACGAGTCTGGCGAGACCCTCGAATACCGCGTGCTGAAGCATGCCGCCGAGAACGGCATCGGCACCTTCCGCGCGGCCTTTCGAGATTATCTCCACGACCAGCTCGTCGAGTCGGAGAAGGCGAACGCTGAGCGCGCGAAGCTGAAGGCAGGCGAGCAGGAAAAGCGCCAGGGACTATTGGGCCGCAGCCCAACCCCCAAGAAGGTGCCGGACGACGCGCCAGCCAATGTCCGCGGGAAGTCCTACGAGGACATCACGCGCGATGTGTACCGCGAGTACGGCATCAACGCATAACACAAGGAGCCAGCCATGGCTTTGACCTACGATCAGCTTTCCGCGATCACGAAGAAGCACTACGTCCCGAAGCTCGTCGACAACATCTTCGACAGCGACCCCCTTCTCCAGCGTCTGAAGAAGAAGGACCGCTACCAGAAGATCAGCGGCGGTACCTCCGTCATGTTCCCGCTGAGCTACGCGCTGACCACGTCGGCCGGCTGGTACTCGGGTGCCGAGACGCTGCAGACGACCGACAACAACCAGATCACGGCCGCTGAGTTCGACTGGAAGCAGCTGTACGTGAATATCTCGATCGAGCGCAGCGAAGAACTCAAGAACATGGGCGACGCGCAGGTGATCGACCTCGTGAAGGCGAAGACCAAGATCGCCGAAGACACGCTCACCGACTACCTCGGCGACGGCATCTACTCGGCGGGCACCAACGCCAAGTCGATCCTGGGCACCCGCGCCCTGCTCGTCGGCTCGGGCAGCACGGTCGGCGGCATCTCCACCACGGATAACTCCTGGTGGCGCGCGCAGGTCGACTCGACGACCACGACGCTCGGCCTCCCGGCGATGCAGACCATGTACAACCGTGCGACGATCAACAACAAGTCGCCGACGGTCGGCATGGCGACGCGCACGATCTTCAACGCCTACTGGGCGCTGCTGCAGCCGCAACAGCGGTTCACCGACAGCGACACGGCCAAGGGCGGCTTCCAGAACCTCATGTTCAACGGCATGCCGATCATCTCCGGCTCCAAGGTGTCCAGCTCGCAACCGCTCCTCTTCCTCAACGAAGAGACGCTCGCGCTCAAGGTCCACAAGGACGAAGACATGCGCTTCGAGCCGTTCCAGAAGCCGGTCAATCAGAACGTCAAGACCGCCAAAATCTACTGGATGGGCGCGATGGGCGTCGACAACCTGCGCATGAACGCGGTGTTCACCGCGCTCACCGCCTAATAGGAGGCACAACGCCATGGCATACGAAGGAATCGCCCCTATCCGTTTCGACAGTGTCTCCAACGTCACGGCGACACGCGGCCCCAAAGACCCGGAAGTCGGCTCCCGCTGCACCGATGGCGGCATCGACTACGTGTACGTCTACAACGGTGGCACGGACGCTCAAATCTCGGTCGGTCGCGGCGCCGTGCTGCAAAGCAGCGCGTCTGGCTACACGGTCACGGTTTCGTCGGTCACCTCGGCCGACTTCGTCATCGGTGTCTGCCGCAACGCGACGCTGACGACCGGCACTTACGGCTGGCTCGTCGCGAAG